CGTGGGGATAAACAGAGACAGTGGGGATTACGGAAAGATGTATTTCAACAGGACACTAGAGGACTGGATTGGATTCAAGATAGATAACAGGACGAAATACGACTTGTCAATAAGTTCTGGTTTGTGTTTGTTGGCTGCTCAAAAAGTAAAGCAGAAAAAGAAAGAATCTAATTTCACGGAGGCCAAGTTCTTCAGGAGATACAAGCCCATTTCTTAATTTATTATATTTGCACAAAATGCGCCTACAGTAATGCAATCATATGGTAACAAGAAGTCTAGCAACTTTCCCGATCCGCTAGCTTCTCAACAAGAAAAGTCTTCAGAAGCTTACGGCGCTAGTTACGCCAAAGCGATCGAGAGCCAGTGGGGTAGCCTAACGAATCAGAACTCTCTTCTTCGTCAGAGGAACAAAACGTTTGAGCGCAATAGAGAGTATGCGAATGGCACTCAGGACACTACTATCTATAAGCAGATCCTGACAAATCTCGACCCAAACAATGCCGATGGTAGTTTGGTAAATCTAGATTATACTCCTGTGCCAATCCTTCCTAAGTTTGCCAAGATTGTTGCCAATAAGATTCTGTCAAGAGATCCGTACCCTAACCTTGAGGCGATTGATCCTATCTCTTCATCTGAAAAGCAGAAAGAGAAAAACAGAATCAAGAACCAAGTCATGCTTCGCGATGAGCTGTTGCAGCTCAAAGAGATGACTGGCGGGTTGGTGCTTGGTGAAGACCCTGAGTCTTTGCCTGAAACCTTGGAGGAGGCAGAAATCTTTTTGGAGACCAATGTAAAAACTGACGCAGAAATTGCTGCTCAGATTGGTACAAACCTCACACTTTCTTGGAGCAACTTTAACGACGGCATCTTTAGAAGAGTCGTTAATGATCTCGTCTCTTTGGGGATGGGTGTTGTTAAAAGAAGCAATGACCCAAGTTACGGGATTCGCGAGGAGTACGTGGATCCCATCAACTTCGTCCACAGTTATACTGAAGACCCCGGAATGAACGACCTGCAGTATGCTGGTCACATTAAAAGGATTAGCATTAGCGAGTTGAAAAGACTTGCTGGCGACTCTCTCACTGAAGAAGATTACAAGAAGATTGCTACGACGGTAGCCAACAAGAGTGGATACGACAAGTCAAAGATCAACGACACTCAGTATGACAGAACGTTGAACAAAACCATGTATGGGTATGACGAGTATATGCTTGACATCCTAGACTTTGAGTTTGTTTCTACCGACTGCATCTACTTCGAAGAAAAAGAAAACAAGTACGGAAACAGTGGGTTCTTCTATGAGGGATACTCTTACAAAGAGAAGAAGAACTCTGTCTTTACACGCACTCCTCACAAGCTAGAGATTCAAACAATCTACGGGGGGACTTATATCATGGGGTGTGACATGCTGTTTGACTACGGCATGAAGAGCAATGTCCCCAAAAACATTCATGACATCTCTAAGGCTCGTATGTCTTACTCGTGCATTGCCACGAACATCAGACGTATGATTCCTAAGTCTTTGATTGATGGCTGTGTGGGCTTTGCTGATATGTTGCAGATTACGCACCTCAAGCTTCAGCAGGCTCTGGCCAAGGCTAAGCCTGATGGTTTGATCATCGACATTGAGGGCTTGGAGAATGTACAGCTCGGCAAGGGTGGAGAGCTTCAGCCATTGGAGCTGCATGACATCTACGAGCAGACTGGTGTCTTCTACTACAGGAGCAAGAACCCAGAAGGCGGTTTCCAAAACCCGCCAGTCAGAACCATTGACAATCACATCCGCAACATCAATGAGCTGGTTAGTTTGTACAACCACTACTTGCGCATGATTCGTGACGTCACGGGCATCAACGAGATGATGGATGCCTCCACTCCTAAGGGTGACACTTTGGTAGGTGTGCAACAGAATGCTATTGCTGCAGGCAACAATGCAATCTATGACATCACCAATGCAGCCATGGTTATCTACAAAAAGGTGTGCGAGGATGTTGTTAAGTGCTTGCAGATCCTTCCTCAGGATACACCTATCTATAAAGCGTATACCAATGCGATTGGGGAGAGCAACATGAAAGTGCTCAGCAGCTTCGGTGATCTGCCTATGTACAACTTTGGTGTTCAGGTAGTAAAAGACATGGAGGACAAGGACCGCATGTATCTTGAGCAGAATATCCAAATGGCTTTGGGTCAGAAAGAGATTGACCTTGAGGATGCCATTGCTGTTCGGAACATGCGCGATGTTAATCAAGCTGAAAGGCTTTTGATTGTTCGTCGCAACAAGCGCATGAAGCGTATGCAGGAGCAGGCACAGCAAAACTCTATGATGCAAGCACAGGTTGCTCAGCAGTCAGCTCAAGCAGCTTCACAAGCTAAGCAGCAAGAGATGCAGATGAAAGCTCAGATCGACATGCAGATGGAACAGATGAAGAGTCAGTTGGAAATGCAGCGTATGGAAATGGAGCATGAGATGAGGAAGCAGATCGAACTGATTAGAGCTCAAGCCACTCTTGGATTCAGAACCGAAGAGCAAGAGTTCAAGGAAAAACTTGAGGTACTCAAGGAAGACAGAAAAGACGAGCGTGTAGACAAGCAGGCCGTCAAGCAATCACAACTTATTTCACAGCGTAAAGGAGAGCGTGGAGAAATCCAGCAGCAATCTGAATCATTTATGAACATGTTTCAATAATGGCAAGTAGCAAAGTAAATCTTGACGAATCGTCCAAGCTGGACATCACATGTAAAAGGGGTGACACCTTTTCTCTTACCATCACTTTGAAGGACTCTAATGGAACAGCCTTGACTTTAGCGACAGACAACTACAGGTTTATTGTCCAAGTAAGACAGCCTGTTGATCCAAGACTTGCTTCAAGAAGTGCTACAAGAAAAGGTGGCTTGATTCTTGGAACTCAAGACATTGGAGAAAAAGCTGTTGATAGAGCAGGCGAACAAAGAAATTTTGAAGTTGTTTCTGTTGACGATAATGGCAATGCTACCATTGAGGCGTCTGCAAAAACTATGCGGTCAGTTCCTTCTGGCGATTACGTGTACGATATTCAATACATCAAGCCTAGCACTACTGGCGGTTTGGATACACACAAGACAGTTTTGTTTGGGAACTTTGTTGTAAAAGAGGACATCTCTGAAGCTATCGAAAGCCCAACAAGACAATGAGTACTTTACAAGTAACAGTTGCAGACGGCACAACAGTTGAGATTACTGCAGCAGCAGCTCCTACTGTCACTGTAACTGAGAAGGGCCCAAAAGGAGACACGGGAGCTACTGGTGCCACAGGTGCTACTGGGGCTACAGGTGCTACAGGAGCGACTGGGCCAACTGGCCCCACTGGACCTCAGGGACCTACTGGGGCTACAGGCGCTACGGGAGCTACTGGGCCAGCTGGTGCCGACGGCATTTCCCCGAATGCTTTTACCACAATAGCCGTAGCTGGACAAGACAATGTGGTTGCAGATAGTACAAGCGACACCCTAACTATTGCTGGCGGGTCTAACGTTACTGTGACAACCAATGCTTCAAGCGATACGGTAACTATAGCTTCTACCGATACGAACACTCAACTTAGCACTGAGGAGGTTCAAGACATCGTGGGGGCCATGTTTACTGGCAACACAGAAACTCGTATTGCTGCAACCTATGAAGACTCTGACGGCACTATTGACTTGGTGGTGGATGCCATTCCTGTTGATCTTACTTCTGACGGAGCTGGAACGATTCACGCAAACAATGTCCCCACGCTAAACCAAAATACTACTGGGACAGCAGCTGGACTTTCGTCAACGTTGGCTGTAAGTAGCGGGGGCACAGGTGCTACTACACTTACAAACAATTCTGTTCTTACTGGGACAGGTACTAGTGCTATCACTGCTGAAAGCAAGTTGACTTTTGATGGCAGCATCTTGACAATTACAGGTCAAAGAAAAACTCCAAATCCACTAATCGATGGGTTTCAAGGAGACATCGTTGCTTTTGGAAGTGGGCCTAATGGAGTTGATGGCGATATTGAAGCAGCAAAAATTTATTACCTAGATTCATCTCAACAGTGGGAAGAGACTAATCCTAATGCAGTTGCTTCTTCTAAGGGAATGCTTGGTATTGCGACTAATGATGACACCGCAAGGTTTCTTGTGAAGGGGTTTGCAAGAGACACCACTTACGCAGGATTTACAACAGGAGACGTTCTGTATCTTTCTGCAAGTTCTAATGGCGCAATTACAAACACAGCGCCTACAGCTTCAGGTGATGTGGTTAGAATTGTTGGGTATGTAACAAATGGCAGCACAAGAGAAATTTACTTTGATCCGTCAAAGGAGTGGATTGAGTTGTAATGAGTATAGATAAAAGATCTGGTGTCTCTTGGACAGCCATAAGCAAGGTGTCAGGTGTTTCAAAGACCTCTATTGAAAAGCTTAGTGGGGTTGCTCAGGTTCACCAAGACAATCTTTGGCTGGACATTAGGCCTTATGACAGTGTGGTAAGCAGTGTTGTTCAAGGAAGAGTTGGATCTAGAAATGCTACTCTTTACAATGGTGCATCTGTTTCAACAACACCCACAGGAGAAACATCTTTTTTGACTGATGGTGTAAATGATGCTGTACACTTTAGAATTACATCTGCAAGTGACAAACCACCCACTGGATTTCCTTTTACAGGAGAATCTTGGTTGTATCGAGACGATTCTTTAGGCCCAGTGTCAGAGTGTTTGTGGGGCAAACCTCACAACAGTAGATATAGAATTTTTGATCAGAAAGTAATCACGGGTGCAAATTCAAATTTTAGCGATGGGAGAAGGTTCTTGTCTAGATTCTACACAAACAAAGCAGCTGATTCTGATAACCATTTTAGGGGAGAAGGCAACATGCACGGTCCCTCTAATATTCTTGGAAACTCTAGCAGCTCATTTACACACAAGCTAAGTGGTACCCTTACAGATACAACAGACCACACTTGGTATCATGTATGCACGGCTTGGTATGAAGACGGAAGCAGTAAGCTAAGTCAGAATGTGTGGATTAACGGAGTTCTTATGGCCGAGGGCCAGCAATACACAGCCAGTTCACCTAACTTCATTGTTGATGCAGCATGGCCGTGGGAGGGAACAGTGTCTTCGTCTACCCCAATGAGTTGGGGGTATGGTTACACAGAAAGATTTACCTCGTCTGACATTTATAGAAACCAGCACGCTGGTGAGTTTCGTATGTACACAAAAAAACTCACTGACGAACAGGTGCTTCATAACTTCAACGCAACAAAAAAATACTATGGATACTAAGTATTGGGTTGTAGATCAATCAAGTCTTTCTAGTCTTGACTATTCGGCTCTTGAGGAGAACTCTATTGCTACTACTCGTTTGTCTGTTGATGGGACCAAAGCAGTCATTGAGTCATCACAAACCCCTAGTGGGTTGAGTGAAGAGGATTCAATGACTCACGAACAGGCTCTATCTCTTATGAGCACCTCGGAATGGTATGTTCCAGACCCCAATGATGACATAGACTCTTGTTGATTATATTTGCATTATGAAGTCCAAAAAGGATCCTCGACTGAAAAGAGCTGGAGTCAGTGGGTTTAACAAACCCAAGAGAACTCCCGGTCACCCCAAGAAGTCACACATTGTTGTGGCCAAGGTTGGTGATAAAGTCAAGACGATTCGATTTGGACAGCAAGGAGCCAAGACAGCTGGCAAACCAAAGGCTGGTGAGGGGCAGAAGATGAAAAAGAAACGCGCTTCATTCAAGGCTCGTCATAGAAAGAATATTGCCAAGGGTAAGATGAGTGCAGCTTACTGGGCCAACAAAGTAAAGTGGTGATGAATACTGTCAAGTACAACAAGGGCGGTAAGCTCAAGATTTCTCAGAAGACTGTTTCTGTTGATCCACCCAAGGGCTATCACTGGATGGAAGAGGGTGGTCGTTACTTTTTGATGAAGGGTGAATACAAGCCTCATGACGGGGCTGTTGCTAAAGCCAAGTTCAAACTTGTGAATCATCCCAAAGGATAATGAAGTTCAACAAGAAATACACGGCTGGCAGTAAGAATGTAGGGAGGCGCAAGCAGCTTATGACTGAGATTGCGAACATCTACAAGAAGCACCGTGGAACCAAAGCCAAAAGAAAAAAGAAAGGCTTCCCTCCTGCAGTAGCTGCAAGACTCAAGAAGCTTATGAAACAACGTGATAAAATCTAAACTATGTATCATTCAAAAAAGAAGAAGCCCAAGGTTATGATGATGGGCGGTAAGCCAGTTGTCAAAATGCCCGGAGGCGGCATGATGAAAAAGAAAGACATGCCCATGTTTATGTACGGCGGCAAGGTCTTCAAAGATGGTGGTAGCCTTTTGGGGGCTCTTATGAAAGACCCCAAGCAAAGAGCTAAGGCCAAGAAAATGCTCGGAATGTAATGAAGGTTTTAAAGAAAGGCGGAATGTCTGGCCTTGATGCTGCTCAAAAGCAAGTATACAAAAGAGGCCTCGCTGCATACATGAGCTCTGGAAACAGACCCAAGGTATCTCAACACGCTTGGGCTATGGCTAGGGTAAAATCTGACTTCGGAAAAAAAGAAGCCGCAAAGATCAGAGCAGGTAAGGGCAAAAAGAAAAAGTAATATATTTGCAAAACCAAACACAACAAAAAAAACAAAATGGCTACTACAACCGCATCTCTTACGATTTCTAGCGGAGACTTGACTGGCGATGCTCTTTCTTTGAGCACAACTACTCAGCTCAAAAAGGCTGGAACAGTTACTGGGTTGGACCAAACCACTGGCGTTGCCAGAAAGGTTTTTCCTAGTGCAGTTACCAACGAGAAGTTGATCGACAAAACTTTGTTTTCCGACTGGACCTCTGGCGATCAGGTCGCACACAAGGTTTACATTAAGAACCTTTCTACAACCGCTAGTCAATACATCACAATTAGTTTTGATGACGGTACTAACACTATTGGTATCGGCATGCTTTACGCAGGAGACTTTTGCTTCTTGCCTTATGAAGGCACAAAGGACATCGAGATCACCACGTCAGACGTTAACATGACGGTTGAATATCTCGTAATTTACGAAGCATAATGGCTACGGTAAGAGCGACGCTTAATCTCTCTACCACCACCGTGATGACCACTCCAGTGAACATTGGGGTGAACATGGTCGTTAGTGCAGATTCAGGCAGCGTCCAGCGTGTCAAGATTCTTGGTACAGCAATTGGCTCTAATGCGATTACTGTATACAAGGCTAGTGACAAGTTGGAGAGTGCATACTTGTACATCAGAAATCTCAGTACTGAGAAAGAAAAGTATGTATTTGTATACGCTGACACTTCATCTGACGACCCTAAAGTCATTAAGCTTGGTGGAGGAGAGTTTGCTTTTGTTCCTGTTCAAAACGATCAGACGCTCAAAGCCTATGGCACTGACGTCGATCAAATGGTTGAGTACGCAGTGTTTGGATTGGACAGCTCAGCAGTAACGCTCTCATAAAACATTAGACTATGGCAAATCTTTCTAACCCAGCTACAGCAAACCAAGCAGCTTTTGGCCAGCTTGGTTCTGCTTTCGCAAATACAGCAGCCGCTGTTATTCAACCACCATCTGGAAAAGCTATTGTGGCTATTCAGTTTTTGGGAGACACAAAGTTTGATACTCTTACCGCAGAGGATCAGTCGCAGTGTTTTGGTATCAACGATACAACTCAAGGTGCTGGAAGTGGAGGGCTCACTGTAGATAATGGCGACATCTTTCCTAAAGGTCTTACTATTTACGGTAGATGGACACACGTTTCGCTTCAAGCGGATCAGACTACAGATGGAATCATCTGCTACTTCGGATAAGAATACAAATCAATAATTTAATTAAATGGAGGATAACAATCCCACAGAAGGCGGTACGTTCGAAATCTTCAACACCGCTGAAGAGTTTCAGGCTAGTATGAATCAGTCTGAGGCACCCGTACAAGAGGCACCCGTTCAAGAGGCAGCGCCTCAAGAATCAGCCCCAGTAGAAACGCAAGAGGCTCCTGCTCAGGAAACTCCTTACGTTGACCCTGAGGCTGCTCCTGTACAACCTACACAAGAAACATTTGAAACTGCATCTGAACCTCAGGTGCAGGAAACGCAGACTCCAGACTACAGTGATCAAGAGATCGAAGGTGCTGTGATGAGCTTTCTGAGCGAGAGGCTTGGACGCGACATCACTTCTTTCGAAGATCTATCACCTATCACGGAGCCTGCAAACCCGCTCGATGAGAGAGTCGAGGCTATCGCTAAGTTCGTTCAAGAGACTGGACGTTCTCCGCAAGACTGGTTCACATATCAATCCCTTAACCCAACCGAGATGGATGACGTTATGGCGGTTCGAGTGAGCATGGCCACGGAGTACAAAGATCTCAGCGGACAAGAGATCGACCTTCTTATGCAGAGCAAATACAAACTGAATCCCGACGTCCACTCGGAGGAAGAGATTCAGCTTTCACAACTGCAGCTCAAGATTGACGCTGCCGAATCTCGTAAGCGTATCACGGATCTGAGAGAGACCTACCGCGCCCCAGAGTTTGAGCAGCAATTCGAAGAGCCACAGTCTATCGTTGACGATGAGTGGGTCGCCAACATGAGCCGCGAGGTAGATAGTTTGACTGGATTGGAATTCGATCTCGGTCAAGATCAAACCTTTACGTTCGGGTTGGAGGACAACTATAAGTCACAACTCAAGGATAAGAATGCTCGTCTCGACGAGTACTTCGACCCTTACATTCGGGATGATGGTAGTTGGGACATTGACACCCTCTCTTCACATCGCGCACTTATTGACAACATCGATCAGATTGCTCAGTCTATTTACAGACAGGGTTTGAGTGATGGTCAGCGTGGTTTGGTTGAGAAGGCGGCTAATGTTCAGGCTAGCACCCCACAACAACAAACAAATAACAACAACTCTGACCCTTTGATTTCTCAGCTTAAACAAATCATGCTGGGCTAAGGGTTCAAACCTTAAACTAAAATGGCAACTATTGCTTCTAGTACTGTTGAACACGGTACTGCAAATAGCGTGGCACTGGACCCACGCAAATACAAGGCTCTAAACGATCTCCTCGGTGCAACCGATTTTAACAAGCCTGACGTTCGTGACCTCTTGGTCAAGACATATGGAGACCAAGGTATCACTGGCTTTTTGAGCTTGACTGGCGCTGTCAACAGCGGTGGATCAGCTGACCAAGTTGAATGGTTCGAAGAGGGCCGTCGTCACAAGTTGTATAGTGTAACTGCTGCTGAAGACCTTGTTGGCGGTGCGACTCCATC